GAGGAGGATACCGTGGACTTCGCACCCAATTACAAAGAATCCACGACGGAACCCACCGTGCTCCCGTCCGCCTTGCCGAATCTTTTGATGAAATCATTAATAAAACTGAAGACCATAGCGATTTAGATAAACCTAATCTGTACGTTAGTTATGAAGAAACAGCAAGAATAAGATCAAATATTGAAAATTTTAAGCAGCAAGTTAATAAAAATAAAATTATTGTTTTTCAACCATTTGGAAGTGGAGCAAAACTTGAGAATAATCTTTTCATAGACTCTTCTGGTAGAAGCATGTATCCAGAAGATTTTGCAACTTTGTGTAAACATCTTTCTCAATATGCTGGAATTGTTTACTTTGGTCCTCCAGATTTATTTCAGTTCTCTGGATGTTCTGATGCATTTTGCCCACCAACGACAGATTTAAGAATGTACATGTCACTGATAAATGAGTGTGATTATTTTATTGGGTGTGACAGTGTTGGGCAACATATAGCTCGTGCCTTTAACAAAAAGGGTCTTATTTTAATGGGATCTACTTTTGAAAAAAATGTATCATATCCAGATTACTTTAAATTTTATAGAAACAGAAATGTAAAAGTAAAATATAATCCAATCAGAATTGGTGGATTAGATTGTCAACTTGCAGATAGAACAAATGATGGTGTTATGAAATTTGATGAATCGCAGTTAAAAGAAATTTTTACAAAGATCGGGGAGGATGTAAAGGATTCTTATGAAAAACCACAAACTATTAGAACAAAACCAAGAAAACTTGCAAGTAATAAAGGATTTTAGAGATTGTGGTTCCTGTACAGAATGTTGTAAAAACTTATACATTGAAGATGTATATGGACATACAGTAAAACCAGGCAATCCTTGTTTTTTTCTGTGTAAAGAAAAAAAATGTACTATTCACGAAAATAGACCTGATGTTTGCAGAAATTTTCAATGTGCCTGGTCACAAAGACTTTTGCCTGAGTGGATGAAACCAGATGAATCTAATATTTTAGTTTGTGTTGAAAGGTGGGGTGAGCAAAAACAATATCAAATGCTTAGAGTTTTATCAATTGGTGATGGATATGATGTTAAAACTTTTGTTTGGATTCTTGATTTTTGTTTAAACAACAAAACACCTTTGGTATATGAATTTCCTGGATCTAAAGGAGAAGTTCGCTATCTTGGCGATGCCGAGTTCTTAGAATATATGAAAAATCAAAAATCTCATGGTAAGTTTTCTTAATGACTAAAGTTTTTGTAAATGGAACTTTTGATCTTCTTCATCGTGGTCATTTAGAACTTTTAAACTATGCAAAGAGTTTAGGAGATTTTTTATTAGTTGGTATTGATAGTGATGATAGAGTTTCTGAAAAAAAGGGTCCAACAAGACCTATACATAATCAGGAAGAAAGAAAATTTTTTCTAGAAAATCTTAAATCAGTTAATGCTGTTGATATCTTTTCTACTGATAATGAGTTGGAAGAAATGATAAAATCCTTTAAACCTAATATAATGGTAGTAGGATCTGATTGGAAAGGTAAATCTGTGATAGGATCATACTATGCCGCAAAACTTTTATTCTTTGATAGAGTAGGTGATTATGCCACAACAAAAACGATTCAAAATATTATTAATAGGTGATAGTTGTATAGATGAATATGTTTATGGTGTAGTTGAAAGATTAAATCCAGAAGCACCCGTTCCCATTTTAAAATACAGACGAACAGAAAAAAGACAGGGTATGGCCTGGAATGTTTATAATAATTTGAAAGCATTTGGTTTAGAAGTTTATATGATGACCAATAATGAGAAGATTATAAAAACCAGATATATTGATGAAAAAACAAACCAACAGATTCTTAGAGTTGATACTGAGGATCAATGCAAACCGATGGAGTATGATATTCCAAATGAAAAATATGATGCAGTTGTAATCAGTGATTACAATAAAGGATTTATAACAAGTTCAAAAATGTTTGAGATTGTTTATAGTATGAAATGTCCAGTTTTTATTGATACTAAAAAAACTATATTACCAGAATATAACTGTTACATTAAAATTAATGAGCAGGAATATAATAGATTGAATAAGGAATCTAAAAATAATAAAAATCTAATAGTTACTTATGGTGATAAAGGATCTGTATATGATGGAAAATCATATCCAGGAGAGAAGGTAAATGTCTATGATGTTGTTGGTGCAGGAGATACTTTTCTCTGTACTTTGGTGTATTTTTATTTAAAATATGGTAGAATAGAAGATGCAATGCCATATGCAAATAAAGCAGCAGCGATTGCTGTTCAAAATCGTGGAACTTACGTATTGACTCGGGATGACATAAATGAAATATGTAGTTGACATAGATGGTACAATTTGCACAAATACTTTTGGTGCTTATGAAAAAGCAGAACCTTTTGTGGAAAGAATCAAAATAATCAATGATCTTCATGATCAGGGGCATGAAATATGGTATTTTACTGCAAGAGGTATGAGTAAAAATCCTCCACCATCTAAAGCTTGTGCTGAGTGGTATTCTTTCACCAAAAAGCAATTAGATCAGTGGGGTTGTAAATACGATCATCTTTATATGGGTAAACCATCTGCAGATTACTACATAGATGACAAAGCTATTCAATCTGATTATTTTTTTAAGAACTAAATGGAAAACGATATAAAATATTGTAAGACAGATTTATTTCCAACTAGTGTTGTGAAAGTTGACCTATCTGAACATTTCACACTTCAAGATCAACAAGAGATGATCAGAGATATTGATCATTTGATTGATATTGGAATGTTTGAAAATACTGGTAATCATCCGCTTTATCAAACAAAGATTGTCTTATTTAATGAAGATAGACCAAAAGTTTGGAAAAAATTAAAAGATTCATTTTACAATGCTTGCTATTTTTATTTGAAACAAACTCCAGAATATTGCGATAAACATACACTAGAAACTTTAAATCCGATTGATTCTCATGCTTGGGCTTTTAAGTCTTGGCATTCTTTAAATCAAAAACAAAATAACAATCCTGTTCATACACATTCTCCAGCATACCTTTCTGGAGTTTTCTATTTAAAAATACCAGATAACTATAAAAAAGGAACAGAATTTTTCGATCCCAAAAGTTCGATTCTAAAAACAAATGGATCGTATGTAATCGAACCAGATTTATTTTCTTGGATTATTTTTCCAGGATGGCTACCGCACAGAAGTTGTTTGATTGATTCTGAAGATCCTAGATATACTATAGCCGCTAATATGTACATATCAGTTTATAGTAATGAGAATTAACAAAGATAACCAAATGAGTGGTATTAAAATAGTTCCCAAAGGTTGGGGATTTGAAAAGTGGATCGTGAATAATGAAAAATATTGTGGAAAACTTTTATTCTTCAATAAAGGTAAAAGATGTTCTTGGCACTATCACAAAATAAAAGATGAGACTTTTTACTTACAAAGTGGTCTCATCTCTTTATATTATGGGTGGGATGAAGATCTTGCAAAAGCAGAAATCTTAGTTTTAGAACCAGGGGATTCCTTTCACATTCCAATAGGTCTCAAACATCAAATGGTTGCTATGGAAGATTCTGAACTATTTGAGTTTTCGACGGAACATTTTGATTCTGATAGTTATAGAGTTATTTCTGGAGATACTCTTTAACTGTTTTGAACTTATAATCTTTTAACCAGCTCATATCTGCACAAGTATAAGTTTGGTATTTTCCTTTTAAATGCTCAGGGAATGGGATATATTCTATCTCACCCCCTTCTTTTTCGGCAACAAGTTCTGCAACTTCTTGAAATGAAATTGGGGAACTTGTTCCAATATCATATATGCCGCTAGGAGCATTGTTATTGAGCACAATATCTACAACATCGTCTACACAAACAAAATCTCTTACAAACTGATCAGACCCCTCAAAGAGTTTGATTTTTCCAGTTTCTTTAACTTGCTTTGTAAACTTACTTACTGGGCTTGCTTGATCGCCTTTATGTTCTTCTCCTTCACCATACACGTTAAAGTAACGAAATCCCTGAATTAATGGAAACTTATCTAGATTGTCCAATACACAATAATCAATTTGTAGTTTTGAAATCGCATATTGATTAAGAGGATTGATCTGTCCCTGTGTATTTCCATACACCGAGGCTGACGAAGCATACTTTATGGGGATTTCATATTGTATGGCATACTCTAAAAGGAAAAGAGTAAATGCCACATTGTGGTGATAAATTGTAGGAATATTTTTTTCTGTAGTAGAAGAGATTGCTCCTTGATGAATAATCAAGGAGATTTTTTGCCAATCATCAAAATCTCTTAAAAATCTATATGCATCATTAACATCTAATAAAAGAACATCATGATCAGACAATCGATTGCAAAAGTTTTTTCCAATAAATCCAGAAGATCCTGTCAATAAAATCATATTAAAAATGCTTGTAAAAATTATCGTATAAGTATTGCATTTGAGTTGGAGATTCATCGGCAATTTTTTGCCATTCTTTTTGCTTTTCCTCCCACTTAACCATCATCTGATTAATCGTTTTCTTAGCATCCTCAACACTTGGCCCATATCCATAGAATCCATCATGAACAACATTTTCCATACTAACTACATTATAGTTCAGACCATTTAAAATGCAGTGATTGCCTGAACGTAGATTGTGTTCATGGACATGCGATTTTCTAGCAACAAGTTCTCCAAACTGGTCGACACAATACTGAAGTTCTATTGCTTGATTTGTTTGAACATCATCGATTAAATACGATGCATAAGATCTTTTTCTAACATCTCTCCAGTATTCAGTATCGTCTCTGTGTGAGAGAGCATAATGAACGGCAACAAACTTACATAGACCATCAAACATTAATCTTGTTGTCGCATTATATGAATCAATCTCAAACTGATTATAATAATCTCTATCTATGTAACTCACCAGTTTCATTAGAAATTCGTGAACAGTGTATAAACCTGTGCTTTCCAATGGTTCAATAAATCCAGCAGCAAGACCGATGGCAACTACATTTTTAACCCAGGTTCTGCGATGAATTCCAATACGCATGTTGATATCTTTGAACTCAAGATCATCTACATTTCTGTTTGGATCATAATGGCTCATTTTATCTGATTTAAGGTATCTTTTAAACTCTTCTAGAGCATTTTCTTTTGAGATGTACTTATCAGAATAGACATACCCAGTTCCAATTCTTGACCAGAGAGGAATATTCCAAACCCATCCATTTCCCAATGCTATGCAGTTGGTATATGGTTCAAGTTCTTTTTCTTTATCTGTATATGGAATTTTTGTTGCCCAAGCTTTATTGTTTGGAATAAGGTGATCGTAGGATAAGAAAGGTTCTCCCATTTCTTCACCTATCAGAAGACTTTTCCATCCAGTACAATCAACGAATAAATCACCTTGAATGACTCTTCCATCATCAAGAACGACTTCTTTAACTCCATTTTCATCCGATACAACTTTCTTTACTTCCGCCGTAATGTGTTTAACTCCATTTGGAACGCATAGATGATCTCTTAGAAATATTCCAAACTTAACAGCATCAAAATGATATGCATTTGCATGTATAAATGTATAATCTTCTAGTTTTCCTTCCTCATTTTTGTTTATTTTATTATTTTCAATCAATGGCATATGAGGATATATTGTTCTGCAGTAATCTTCTACTGGAGTTTCTGGATAAAAAACTTTTTTATACTGCCAAGCTTTAGCACCAATATCTCCAAAAAGTTCGTTAGGAGTCCATGGTCTGCCAAATGGATAGTGAAATCCTCCAGCATCTTTTTTGTAAAAGTCCGTAAACTTAATACTGGATTTATAAGAAGCGTCTGTGTATTGGAAAAGAACTTTTTCATCAATACCCATTGCATGTAACCAGTAAGTAAAGTATCCTAAGGTACTTTCTCCTACGCCAATAATCGGGACTTTGGGACTTTCAATAACGGTTATATCTCTTTCTGGAAAAAATCTTTTTAAAGTTGTTGCTGAGAACCAACCAGCAGTGCCGCCACCAACAACGACAATTCTTTGTGATCTATACATAAACTAATCAGTTTTTGTTTTATATGTTATAATACTATGTATCTCACTAAAAATCAAGAGGAAAAAATTTTAGATAAATTAATAAGAGTTTACAAAACCATATGAACTTTACAATTTATTCAAAGCCAGGATGTCCATATTGCGACAAAATTAAGGATGTACTATCCTTGACAAAACAATCTTTTGTGATATATACTCTTGGTGAGGATTTTACCAGAGAAGAATTTTGCGCCGAGTTTGGAGAAGGGTCTTCATTTCCACAGATTGTTTGTAATGATAAAAAGTTAGGAGGATCGGTTGAAACAATCAAATTCCTCAAAGAGCAAAAAATCGTTTGATACGAACATAAATAAAGAAGAAGACCACTTCAATCGGGGTGTCGAACTCATACTTAATGGAGGTAAAAGAAAGCAAGCTCAACCCCCCAACATCATCTTCGAAAAGGTGGTTTGCTTTCTAAATCGGGAAGTAACTATCCATTTCGAGTTTTCCTTTAAATCAAGGAAGAAAAAAAGTAGTTTCCCGAGGTAAAAGAAATGTTAGCAGTTAGTTTAGTACTTGGTTCATTTCTAACGGTTTTATTTCTTATAGTGGGACTTGTAACAGGTTGGGTGGCAAGAGAATATGTAATGAACTATCGTGAGATTCCTAGACCACATCCCGAAATGTTTGATAATCAAGGAAATCTTATACCCAACGAAGTAATCGCATTTAATTTTGAAAACTATCATGACTACGACGAAGAAGACGACAGCAGCAACGAAGAGTAGAGCAAAGACTACTACCACAGTAAAAACAACAACAATACCAAAGGCAATCGTTTCGGAAGAATCGATGATTGATCTTCCTGCAAACCCCTTTGTCTTTGAGATTTTTAATCTTGTTGTAAAACAAACGAATAATACCAAAAAAGTTGAGGTGCTTCGCAAATATGATCACCCTTGCCTGAAAGCAGTTTTTATTTGGAACTTTGATGAAACCGTGATTTCTGCTCTCCCTCCTGGAGATGTTCCTTACTCTGCTGTAAATGAGATGGATTCATTCAAAGGCACTCTGAGTGAAAAGATTGCGGATGCAGTAGAAAAAATGGAAGAACTTGGAAGTACTTCTTTGGGTTCTCAAGATCAAGGACACTCTTCTATTCGTAAAGAGTATCAAAGATTTTATAACTTTGTGAGGGGTGGTAATGATTCATTGAGTTCTATTCGCAGAGAGACCATGTTCATTAATATTCTACAAGGTCTTCATCCTCTTGAGGCGGAGATTATATGTCTTGTGAAAGATAAAAAACTTGAAACAAAGTACAAGATTAGTAAGGACATTGTTTCGCAAGCATTTCCTGATATTGTCTGGGGAGGACGTTCGTGAGTCAAGTTGTTGAAAAGATACAAGATACAAAAAAGCATATGGGACATTGGACACCAACAGAAAAAGAAACTTGTAAGTCACGTTATGCCTGTGAGATTATAGTTGAAAATGGTTCATATGCCGAAGTTTGTACGAAAGAAGCACCTACAGATGCTCGTATCATTAAGTATCTTGTAGATGATAAGATTTGTTTTGACCTGACCAAAGGTAGCAAAAGTAAACTGTTTGATATGTACTGGGACAAGTTTCGTGAGAACTTAAAAAGCATCGATTTTGGATATGGTACAATCAATCCAAAAACCTGGGGTTATCAGACACCTAAAACTAAAAAGAGAAAGTAATTTTCCAGATTAGGAAAAATTTTTCAAAATTTTTACGCATTAAGGTTTTATAAAACTATATCACATTATGCGATTGATAGTTGCTAAATATCACGAAAGGGAGTATAGTACTCCTATCGTTCATCTGGGAAACCAGACGGAAGTAAGCGACTCGGAACGGATTTCGTTCATCTATGGAAACACTCATTTTAACATGTCTACAGGCACAACTAATTGCGGGAAGAATTTATCAAAAAAATATTCCCAAACAACAAAAAAATGAACTGATTTGGGAACTCAAACAAGTTTCTCCAAAGGAGTGTAAGATAGACGCAAAAGTTGACTGAAGGAACGTTACCTCACCCTAAACAAGTAAAGGAGCAAACCTAATGACAACAGCAACTCATCGCAGTGTTAAGTGTAACGTTGAAGATCGTAAGATCAATGTTCTTCAACTGATTAAAGAACAAATTCAAAAAGAACAGCGTCGTAAAGCGGCACAACTAGCATCACTCAAATAATATTTTTTGGGGGGGTGGGGTTTACACCCCTCTTTTTTTATGTTAAAATCAATAATGAGATATTTTAAAAAAGATGTAATGAACCGAGAAGAAAGAATCAGACTCAAATATTCTCAAGAACTAGCAAATCATTTGAGTAAAATGCTTGATAAGGCAACTTCTGGGAGAGTATTCCTCTCTACCTCAGAGAAGTTAATTTTAATCGATGAGATTAATCATTACTTTGGTCTTCTTATTTGTGAGATAAATGGATAAAGAAAAACTTAAACTAATAATCCGCAATCTAGAACTTTTAATTGATTCTTTAAAAGTGGAAATATATTCTGATGTTTCTGCATATTCAATATCTGCAGAATCAAAACTAATACAAAAACCTGCTTTAGATTACGACGAAATTTTTGACGATGATGGTTATCCCGACTAGTAAAGTAAGAAAACTTGTAAAACTTTTAGAGCGTCTACTTAAACAAGAACATTTATATTCTCAAGATAAAATTAAAGAAATGAAATCTCAACTGCGAACAGTAAAAAAAGAACTTGCAGAACTAGAAGCACAAACATCAAAAGGATTTAAAACTAAATGAAACCTATTAAAGCAAAAGATCTTTTAGAACTAGATAAGAATATGAAAGTTGTGTTGCTTCAGAAGACACAACTTTCGCAAACTCTTGTTTATCAGGCAGGAAAGAATGATTACTCTGAGGAACCCATTCATACGAAAGATATTCCATTTGAAAAAGAATGTGGAAAATGGGTTGTGGACCAATTACTTGCAAATGAAAGAGGTCATTGGGGACCGTTGGAACATCCTGCAATCACTTTGGACTGTGCTGGATTTGTTCATAATGTAATGGTTCAGGCAAGAACTCATCGTGTTGGTGTATCATTTGATGTTCAATCGCAGCGTTATACTGGACGCCGTGTTCTAAAAGTTGCTAAGGGTGATCTAAGACCCGAAGAAGTTTATTATGTTCGCCCAGAGGGGTTGTATTTGGATCGTAAGGGGCACAAATACGAATGGACAAGAGAAGATTACGAAAGGCAGTTAAAGTTCTGTCTAGCGGCATCTGAGCGTTATGCAGAAGGTTATGAAAAGCGTGGTATGGCAGAAGAGCATCTGAGAGATTATCTTCCTCAGAACATTCGTCAGAACTTTGTAGTTTCATTTTCACTAAGAGCAGCACTCCACTTCTTAGATCTTCGTGCAAAACTAGATGCTCAGGTAGAGATTCAGGCACTCTGTGAAGGTATGGTTCCTATCATTAAAGAATGGGTTCCTGAGATTTTTAGTTATTATGAAGAAAAGAGACTACATAAAGCTAGATTATCTCCTTAAGAAAATGAAATCTTACTGTATCAAAGATCATCTTACTGGCAATATATTTAAGATTCTTTTAACTGAACAAGAGTTTCAAGATTTTCTAAAAAAGAATCCAGACATCGACGAGTGCATCAATTGCATCGAATGTGATGATGCACCATCTATTTGCATAGAATAAATATTTTTGTAAATTATTTTAACAAATGGCAATATATCCAATTATAAACAAGGAAACTGGTGAAAAAAAAGTGATTGAAATGAGCGTTCACGACATTACCCAGTGGTATAAAGACAATCCCCAGTGGTCCAGAGATTGGTCACAAGGATGTGCTACACCAGGAGAAGTTGGTGAGTGGAAGGATAAACTTGTTGCAAAAAATCCTGGATGGAATGATGTACTCGCAAAAGCAAGTAAAGCCCCTGGTTCACGTGTAAAAAAAATCTAACCTACTAGTATGGCAAGAAGAAAAAGAGGCAACATTAATCAATCTATTGAAGTTGATCTGACTGCAAAGCAAATGAAGAGAAAAAAACCTCTAAGTTCTGACTATTTAATTGATATTGATCCTCTTACAGATAATCAAAAAAAATTATTTGAATCTTACTCTGATGGAAAGCATATCGTTGCTTATGGATGTGCTGGAACTGGTAAGACCTTTATTACTCTGTATAATGCTCTACAAGATGTTCTAAATGAGCAGTCTCCTTATGAAAGAATCTATCTTGTTCGTTCATTAGTTGCCACAAGAGAGATTGGTTTCCTTCCTGGTTCTCACGAAGATAAGGCAGATATTTACCAGATTCCTTATAAGAATATGGTGAAGTATATGTTTCAAATGCCTTCTGATGCAGACTTTGAAATGCTATATGGAAACTTGAAGTCACAAGAAACCATTAAGTTCTGGTCAACTTCATTCCTTCGCGGAACTACACTGGATAACTCGATTATTATTGTGGATGAGTTTCAAAACCTAAACTTCCACGAACTTGACTCTATTATTACTCGTGTTGGTGAAAACACCAAGATTTGTTTCTGTGGAGATGCCTCTCAATCAGATTTACAAAAAACAAATGAGAGAAATGGAATCGTAGATTTTATGAGCATCTTGCGTAAAATGCCATCTTTTGATATAATTGAGTTTGGTGTAGAAGATATTGTTCGCTCTGGACTTGTTAAAGAATACATCCTCGCAAAAATAGAAGAAGGTTTTTAATGTTTAATCATATTAATATTGAACTCCCTCAGTTGGAGCGTGAAACCATTGATGGTGTCCGTTACTATAAAGTTCCCGATGCAAAAAAACTTTTAAAATTAGTTTCTATTACTTCCGTAACAAGTCATAAAAATCGCCAGATATTTGCTAACTGGCGTAAAAAAGTTGGTGAAGAAGAAGCGGATAAAATTACACGACAGGCAACTAGTCGTGGAACGGATATGCACACACTTGTGGAAAACTATCTTCATAATCGTGATCTTCCTTCGGTACAACCTTTATCAGATTTCTTATTTAATATTTCAAAGACATATCTAAAACGTATAAATAACATTTACGCCCTTGAAGGATCCTTATACAGCAAACAACTTGGTATTGCTGGGACTGTTGACTGCATCGCCGAATATGACGGCGAGTTAGCAATAATAGACTTTAAGACTTCTAAAAAACCAAAACCACGAGAGTGGATTGAACACTACTTTGTTCAATGTATGGCATATGGTTGTATGCTATACGAACTGACTGGTATCTCAGTCAAAAAACTTGTAATCATTATGGCTTGTGAAAATGGAGAATGCATCGTTTATGAAGAAAGAGAAAAATCAAAATACATCAAACTCCTTACCCAATACATTGGAGAGTTTGTTAGAGATAAGTTGGAGATCTATGGAACCAAATAAAGAACTAGAACAAGCGATCCAGAATAAGTTTTTAACCCCTTCTAAGTTTTCTTTAGAGATAGAAAAAATAGTCACAGACGAGAAGTGTAACTATATTGATGCTATTTGTCATTATTGTGAAATAAATAATATTGAAGTTGATACTATTGCTCGTTTGATTTCAAAACCTCTCAAAGAGAGGTTGAAATATGATGCGATTAATCTAAACTTTATGAAGAAAACTTCAAAAGCAAAACTTCCTCTTTGAAATAAATAAACTTATAATGAAAAGCAAATTAATGAAAACTTTCGGACAGTTTTTACTTGCCTCCTCTACGGCCTCACCATCTTTTGCTGATCATTTGGTTGAATATTATTATGGTGACAGTATTGCCGTTGGATATGGTGGAAATTCTCCTGGAACAAGACGAGTTGGGGCTAGTCCTGCCGAAGTATATACACAACTTCAATCAGATTTAAAAAATAATCCAGATAAATTTAAAGGGCAATCTGTCAATGTTTCAACTGGTGTGAGTAATAATCCTAGTGATTTTAAAAGTATTGAAAGACAACTTGCTCTTCTTAAAAAATCTGGGGCAAATGTAACTGTTTTAGGAGCAGCAAAAGGTCGTTATGATAAAGAAAATGAAAGACTTGCTAGTCTTTCATCATCATATGGTGCAAATTTTAAGGGGGGATTTGTTGCTGGAAAGGATGGTGTTCATCCAAAAAGTTATTCATCCTATGATACTGGAAGTAAAGATACTTTACCCATACCTTCTGCTCCTGTTTCTACACCAAAACCTTCTGCAAATACTTCATCCCAACCAAAAGTTTTATCAAGATTGAGGGGTGTAACAGGTTCTGGAGCAGGTGCTGACTTCAAACCAAGATCTTGGACAGATACTGAGACTTCACGATATAAGACATATGGGGGAAAGTAGTTTTTTGTAATTCATTATGTCACCATTTGAAACTTACCAACATTATTTGTCACTCAAAAACCATTTTACAAATCCAAAATATGATTTTTTTAAATATGGTGCAAAGACTCGTGCAAGTATAACATCCTTTAATAAAAGGAGAGATAAATACTGGTTTGAAAAAACTTCGAGGAAATATGGCGACAAAGAAGTCGTAGATTTTTTAGTATCAAACTTTGTAGCAGCAGATTCCCCAAGTAACTTATGGATTGGCGAAATTATCAATTCTGGCGAAAGAACCTATCAAGAATGGATGAGACGCCAACAGAGTTTGACTTACTTGTTCAAAGAACAAAGCAGCGAATTGTTCTTGGAGAAAAAATTAGAAGATGTATTGGGATGTTCCAAAGGACACCCACCAGTTCTCAAAAAGTTTCTAAGCGGGAAATTATCGCTAGAAACTTTCGTAATCTACAACAGAATCTTTTCTTTTGCAGAAGATTTTGATAAGAAACTTTTGGATCCAGTGTGGGAGACAGTAAGTTTAAAAATCAAAAAGTATTCACCATTCATAAATATCGATAAGTTCCATTACAAAAAGATTTTACGGGAAATAATCAATGAGTAGATTTTTTGATTCTGATATTATTCAAGAAGAGCTGAAAGAAATCAATAAGTTGCAAGAGGAGATTTACGGAAGTATTCTTTCTTTTGGTATGATGGACCGTGAAACAAAATTGGAACATATTAAAAAACTACAAGTGCTCCTTGAAAAACAATGTGTAATGTATACACGTTTGTCTCTTTCCGATGACCCCCAAGCGATTGAGATGAAAGAGAATCTTCGCAAATCTGTTGTTCTGATGGGATTTCCACCAGAAACTGATATGAGTATCTTGTTTAATAGTATGAATAAAACAATTGAATCTCTCAAACAATACGTTGACCGATGAGAGTATCTTTGCTATAATATCCGAGTAATCTCCCGAATCCAAACTATCCGAGGTAATCCAAATGTCCTTTTCTGATCTTAAAAAACAATCCAAACTTGGTTCCCTGACTGCAAAACTGGTCAAGGAAGTTGAAAAAATGAATAACAACACATCATCTGGCGATGATCGTGTATGGAAACTCGAATGCGATAAGAGCGGCAACGGTTATGCCGTCATTCGTTTCCTTCCTGCTCCTAACGGTGAAGACCTACCATTCGTAAAACTTTATAGTCACGCATTTCAAGGTTCTGGTGGTTGGTATATTGAGAACAGTCTCACCACTCTGGGTCAGAAAGATCCTGTTTCAGAACTGAACTCCGAACTCTGGAACAACGGCACCGATGCTGGTAAAGAAGTTGCCCGTAAGCAGAAGCGTAAACTGACTTATGTGAGCAACATCTATGTGGTCAAGGACCCCGCTAATCCTGCCAATGAAGGTAAAGTCTTTTTGTTCAAATACGGTAAAAAAATCTTTGATAAACTGACTGCTGCAATGCAACCCGAGTTTGAAGATGAACAAGCAATCGATCCATTTGACTTCTGGCAAGGTGCCAACTTCAAACTGAAGGCAAAGAATGTTGCTGGTTATCGTAACTATGATTCCAGTGAGTTTGCTGCACAAGGTGCTCTACTGGATGACGATGACGCAATGGAAACAGTGTGGAAGAAGCAGTATTCACTTGCCGAACTTGTTGCTACCGACCAGTTTAAGACCTATGATGAACTGAAGAAGCGTCTTGACTATGTTCTTGGTGCTAAAGGCACTCCTCGCTATCAGGATCCTGAAGATCTCGATGAAGATAACACCCGTGGTCATGTGAAGGATCTGGATGAAGATCTTCGTGAAGAACTTAGTAACCTCAAACCCACTCGTCCCGCCACTGTGGTTGCTGAAGATGATGAGAGTGAAGATGATGCACTCAGTTACTTTGCTAAACTTGCAGAAGACTGATTATCTGGGGGGGGGGTTAATCCTCCCCCTTTATGGTCCGATGAGATGAGTGTTTTCGGTACGGATTAACTTATTATCAACGTATTGAGAACTTTGATCATAGTTCATAATCAGTCTCATATCGTTTAGAAACTGCTGAAGATAGATTGATTTAAGTAGGTAAATTGATCTTTTCTGATTATTTTTACGAACTTCATATTCATAGTTACTAACTCCCGTAACTGGATTCAAATCTGAAAGATATTGATCATTTGGATTTGGAATCACAAATGAGGAATCAATAACTTGACCAGCAGGAAGAATTAATCTACCCTTTGAGTCTTTAATTTCTGTTGTTTCATAATGATGAATATCATTTAGTGATGTTCCATATTTGTTATCGGAAAATCTATAAATGTCACGATCAGAAAGTGGCCACTGATCTCTAACATTCGTGATTCCAGCAGTTAATAAAACAACCCAGTCATAATCTGCTCTACCATAAAAACCTTCTGCAACTGTGTCTGGTCTTGCACCATCTGGTATTTGATACTTATCAAATGCAACAAAGTTTTTTTGAAGATCTTCACGGAGACGGACTCTTCTAAAAAGATTTTTGACTCTTACATATTCACGAGAAGAGTTCTTATGAGAAAGTGGTGATTGATATTGTAAATCTGGAAGTTCTCTAAAGTATGACATATTAGTATCCTACTCCTATTTGTCCTTGATCTGTATCATAATCTCCAAAGTAAATTGGATTGATTTCTTTAAATGTTAAAGTCATTTGAATATGAACAGGTGACCCATCTGCATATGTTGCATAAGGCCCAGATGCAGTGTAGTTAACTGAAATATCACTTAATGCACAAGGTTTAAATCTATTTAAGTAGGGATGTGGATTACTTCCAGTTTTATATTCAAGTTGAAAAGTGCTAGGAGCAGAAAGAAATAAACCCTGACTTGTTCCAGTACTTGGTTCATTCGGATTTCCAGTTCTGGCAGTCATTGTTTGTTTAAAAGTTCGAATGATGCTTTTAACTTCTTGTGCTTCTCTTTGAGATCTTGGTGAAAAATCAAACGAAAATGCAAAAGTTCTTAAGTTTACTCCTTGAAAAAGAAGTTCTAAGTTATTGTTCAAAATACTTCCAGTCGCTCTTGATATTAATCCAGTTATTGATACATTTCCTCCTAAACTATTTACGGCCCTTCCCGCTAATACATTAGTAAGCATATTTTGAGTTGTTGGATCAATATTTTTAAGTCCCGACAAAACTGAATTAGCTGCATTTTGTACTGCACCATATGGATCTTGCATTGCTCCAGAAGCTACTGAAAGACCAACAGCTTCTGCAGCATTGATTCCTTCTTGATCCCAACTTACAGATAAGGAATCTGCAATTCCTTGAGGAATAGGTAGTAATATTCGATATTTAACTGATTCATCTCCACGTTTAGATACTCTTTCACTATAACTTTCTACATTAATGTATGGGGCAGAACTAGAAACTGTAAATGGTTTGGATGATAAAACATAGTCAGATATCTTTATTTGCAAATAGTCCGTTTGATCATCGATTCTATCTAATGGATATCTATACATAGTGGATGACTCACCCACCAAACCCTTTGCACCAGAACTTAATGCATTAAGGGAATTTTGTGCTAGACTGACTCCGTTTTGAGCAATTGTAAATCCAGTTAGACTATTTGCCATCTATGTTTTTTTAGTTATTTATTCTGATATTACCAAAAGGAATCTGTTGTAGATCTTTAATCTCAGAAGGAAATACTTCGTATAATGATCCAGCAACTTCATTCCAAGTATATTGACGAGTTTCTCCCCAATGAAAGTTGATTCCTCTAAATCCCCATTGAAAAACATCAGTAACAGCAACTAATGGATTTTGATCATATTGAATATTTGGGGTTTTTGGATTATAAACAAAAACGTAATACTTTCCAGATTGAGGAACTTTACCACTTTCTGAAAGAACATTTAATATTTCTAACATCAAATCATCTGGATCTTCGTTGCCAATCAAGTTATCAGAAATATTGCGAATACGATTAACATTCGAATCAGTATCCGTTACATTCTTTCCTGTTCTTTGCTTAAGAGTTTTTCTTGGCATTACTTGATATTTAAGTCAATTTCCGTAAGAATCTTGAATTCATAACCTCTGTCCATACACCACTCTTTTGCTGCTTCCCACTTTGCTTGATTTTTAGCATATTCATAAACTTCGTAGATATATCCTTTTGTTTTTCTTTTTTGAGGTATTGGTTCTACTGTTTGTTTTTTTGGTTTAATCTCAATCAAATATTTTTTGATTTGACCATTACTTTCTTTGACTTTGATATAAAAATCAGGAAAATATCTATGAATCTTATTATCTATTGGCGATCTATATGGAAGAGCAATTTCTTCAGATTTCCATTCTAAAATATTTTCATTTGTGTCGCAATAAATCATAAATTTGCGTTCCCATAATGACCTATAAATTATTGAAGTTACATCACCACGATATTTTTCGGGAAAGGATGGTTTATATTTTCCTTTATATGACATCTAAATATCTATAATAAAACTTTTATAATAGGTATTTAGAGTGCCTACTCCGCGCAAAATATCTCAGATTAAACCATTACTCACAAATCTAGCCCAGACATCACATTACCAAGTGAATTTTGGTGGTTTGTCTGGAGGATTAAGATCCTATTTGTTTTATCGTGGAATTGATCCCATTTTTATTGGAGAATCGGTAGGACTTTTGTGTAGTTCTGCATCTCTGCCTGGAAGTTCCTTTGCAACAACTGATATTGTTGGAAACTTTCCTGGAGTTACAGAAAAGTTTGCTCATACACGCGCATTTACACAAATAGATTTAGAGTTTTATGTTGATAAAGATTACAGAGCTCTGAAGTTTTTAGAGCATTGGATGGAATATATTTCAGGAGCATCAACAGCATCTCCTTATAATAAAGGATATTTTTTCAGAATGCAATATCCAGAAAATTATAAAACTGATCAAACAAAAATCGTTAAGTTTGAAAGAGACTATAATAGAACTTTGGAATATACTTTTTATGGTCTTTTTCCTTTAGCACTTAACTCAATTGTAGTCACTTATAATACATCAGAAATTTTAAAAACAACCGTATCATTTAACTATGATAGATATGTTTGTGGAAGAACTCTAAGTGTTGATGTGTTCAAAGGAACTGATAATAATCGTGATGGAGTATCTCAACAGAACATATACACAAATAGTAGTAATACACCTTTAATCTATAGAACTGGAGCATCTCTTGGAAATGAAAGCGGTGTGAGAGCAACGATTACACCTCCAGGAAGTGTGATTCCCACAATCGTTGATCCATATTCATATTCGACAAATAACTCTGCATCAACTGGAAAATCAATCGATATTGGAACCCGCAGAGTGTTCTAAATACTTTTACTGAAATTTCTATAGGTCATTATGCCTTTACCAAAGATTGCAACACCAACATATGAGTTGGAAATTCCTTCTAATAAAAAGAAAATTAAATATAGACCTTTTCTAGTTAAAGAAGAAAAGATTTTAATCATTGCTATGGAGAGTGAGGACACAAGTCAGATTGCATCTGCGATTAAAGATGTAATAACAAATTGTATTTTTACAAAAGATATTAAGGTTGATGAACTTTCGACTTTCGATATTGAATATTTGTTTTTAAATATTCGCGGAAAATCAGTTGGAGAAGAAGTTGAAGTTCTTGTAACGTGTCCAGATGATAATCAAACTCAAGTTCCCACATTTATTTCTCTTGATGAGATCCAAGTTCAGTTTGATCCTAAACACTCAAGAGATATTAAGTTGGATGATTCCTTAACTCTTCGAATGAAGTATCCTTCGATGGATGAGTTCATTAAAAGTAACTTTGCCACTGGTATCGAAATTAGTGTCGATGATACTTTTGATTTGATTGCTTCTTGCATTGAACAAGTTTATTCTGAGGAAGAATCTTGGACCGCTGCTGATTGCACGAAAAAAGAACTCAAAGAGTTTTTAGAGCAAATCAGTTCAAAACAGTTCAAAGAGATTGAAAAGTTCTTTAATACGATGCCAAAACTTTCTCATAACATCAAGGTGACAAATCCAAATACTGGTGTAGAAAGCGAAGTTGTTTTAGAGGGGCTATCTTCTTTTTTCGTATAAGTATGGCGCATGAAGATCTTGCGTCATACTATAAAGTTAATTTTGCCTTGATGCAGCATCATAAATATAGCTTGACAGAACTAGAAAATATGATTCCTTGGGAAAGAGAAATTTACTTATCTCTTCTCCAACAGTACATTGAAGAAGAAAATCTAAAGAACGGCATTTCAAATGGCTGAGTTTTCATCACCAATACTGGGGGGTATTAGAGTAGCTAGAAGAACTATATCTTCTAGTGCTTTTAGATCTAATGCTGCTTCTGCCGAAAACTCTGGAGAAACTGCAGCCTTAAATAGAAACCAACTTGCTCTTGCAACGATCTCAAATCAACTGACTGGTATTTCTCAGCAAATGAGAGATTTGAGTGCATCCTTGGGTGTGCTTTCGAATTCTATTGCAACTGATTCTGGTTTAGAGAGACAAAGAGAAATATTAAAACAAAATCAAGAAAGAATTCTTGCTGAACAAGCATTAAGGTCTGGAAAAGAGAGCATTATCGAAAGAAAGATGCAATCTGCACTTCTTGCTCCTGCTCAAAAAATATCACAAAAAGCACAAAGAATTTTTGTAAGTTTACAAGGATTCTTTATAACTCTTTTGAGTGGTTGGTTAATCAATCAAGGTATTGAAACTCTAAGAGCACTTGGTCAAAATAACCAAAAAAAACTTGAAGGAATTAGAAATAATGTCCTTAAAAATATTGCGATCATTGGTGGAATATATCTTGCCTTAAGAGGTGGATTTTCCCTTTTAACGAGTATAGTTTCCAGAACAGTAGGTTCTATATTTAATGCGGTTCGTAAAAATTTATTTGTAAAACCAATAGAAGCACTTTTAAATGCTGTTAAGGGTGCTGGGGTAAAACTTGCGGAAACATTTGGACTAAAACCAAAAGAATCTAAACCAACTGGAGGAGGGGGTGGAAAAGCCACTGCGGTAGAATCCGCCATAAAAGGTACTGCTAAAGGAGAAGTAGAAGGAGGAATTCTTGGTATAGGTAAAAGAGCATTTTCTAGATTAGGGGGAGCAGCAAGAGGTTTTGGTCTTCCCCTTTTAACTGGATCTGCATTTACTGCTTATGATATTTCGAAAGGAGAAGATCCAAAGAGGGCAGTTGCAGGAACAGTTGGTGGAATGTTAACATCGGCGGCGGCATTTACACTAGGATCTGCAATTCCAATTCCTGGAAGTGGAGTTGTTGCTGGTGCCCTTGCATATGGTAAAGGTGAGGAGTTTAGTAAAGGTCTTTCTGATAAGTTTTTAGGAACATCCGCAAAAGCACAACCAGTAACACCAAAAGTTGAACAAAAATCGCAAAAAAAAGAAACGGAACAAGATTTTAGTCAAAAACCAAAGTATGGAACCATGAATTTATCTTTGGGCCAAATAAACGCTCAAGATCAACAAAATCAAAATGTTCAAGAATCGCAAAAACCAGAGGGAACTCAGACAAGTGTGACATTTCCTTCTATAACTTCTTCAAATGCATCCGTTATATTTAATTCTGAAGCATTAGTACAACCACTCAAATCAGAAGGTTCTGTCGAAAAATCAACAACTGTTGGCCCGTTACCAAAAGCAAAACCAAATGTTGTAGTAGTACCTCCATCCCAACAAGAAATACAATATGCTCCATCTGGAAACACTGGTGGACAAGCAAACTCTGTGCCTAATATTTCGGCATCAAATCCAGATAATATGTACGTGTTATTTTCTCAAATGAACTATAATGTAGTATTCTAAAATGGCAGTTGCACAATCTACCTATAAATCGGCAATAGATATTTCGAATATTAATAAAAGTGTTTCTTCTTTTCAAAAAGGAGTTTCACAAGCAAAAAAGTCTGCACAAACCGCAAACACTATTCTTTTTAAGCAAACAAGATTCAAAAGAGAATCAATATCAAGAGATAACTTTCTTTTTCAAAAAAGAAGAGAATCTGCAAGAAGAAGAGAACAAGAAGATATTATTGAGGCATCTGGAATTGGTGGAGCAGTTAAAAGGCAAGGAAAAGTCATTGCTGCAAGCACTAGAGGATTTTTAGGAAGAATTTTTGATTTTGTAGGAACTGTTTTGACTGGATGGATCATCAATAATCTACCAGGAATTATTAAACTTGCAGAAGCTCTAATCAAAAAAATACAAAAAACAGTTAGTGTTTTGGGGGGATTTATAACTGGAATAACAACAACTTTATCTGGATTTGGATCTTTAATTGGGAGTGGTCTTGCAGATTTAGTCAACTTTGACTTTGGAGATTCATCTAATCGTGTTAAAAGATCAATGGATTCGATGACTTATGGATTTAAAATAATGAGTAGTTCAATAGAAGATGCATTAGATGTTTTGAGAGAACCTTTGGATTTTGGTGCTCCTAAGGATGGGGAAGGGGAACCATCAGCACCACCACCTTCTTCTCCAGGACCTTCTTCTCCAGGACCTTCTTCTCCAGGAACAACATATAAACCACCTAGAGGGCAAGAAACAACTGGCGGCGGTAAAGTTCTAAATCCACAATCTGGATATTCATATTTGCGTCAACTTGGTGTTAATCACATACATGCCCTTGGTATTCTAGCAAACATTAAGGGAGAAAGTGAATTTAGAATAGACAGTAAACAACCAGATGGGCCTGGTATTGGGTTATTTCAATATTCAGAAGCATCAAGAAAAAATGCATTTCTTCAAAATGTTCCTGATTACAAAACTAACTGGAAGGGGCAAATAAAATATGCAATTGGTGAGGGTGCAGGTCCAGCATTTTTAAAAACACCATTTTCTTCTGCGGAAGAAGCAGCAGATTGGTGGATGAGAAACTGGGAAAACCCATATTCAGGAGTCTATACCGAAAGAAGAAGAAAACATAACCAGTTTATTAAGTCCTTTAAACCTGGGGGAGTTGAGAACAAAATACCACAGGAAACACAAGCACCTTCTCCACAACCTACGGCAGGACCCGTAGCAGGAACTCCAGTTATTGACAGACAAAAAAGATTAACAGTAGGAACTAATATTCAAAATGTTGGAACGGTTACAAGTTTAAGAGGACCTAGAAGAGGAGGATGGCACGGAGGTCTTGATATTGGTATGGATGTTGGAACTTATATCTCTTGTAAGTATCCAGCAATTGTTGATGTTGCCAGTAAAGAATATGGATATGGAAACTTTATTGATATAAAAATTCCATCTTTAGGTGTAATGTTAAGGTTTGGTCACCTGAGTGAAATATTAGTTAAATCTGGAAATATTCCTGCAGGAACTCCTTTTGCTAGAAGTGGTAATACTGGAGCTAAAACTACTGGCCCGCATGTGCATATTGAAGCACACGGATTTAGTGAAACGCCAAACCAACTTGCATATGGTGGAGATAGAGATCCTAGTCCTTATATTGAGTTTCTCATATTTGGTAGAACTGCACCAAAAGGATTTGTTGCTCCTCCAGCGCCAAAAGAAAAGGCTCAGATTGCACCAACAAGAACTCCTCAACAACGTCTTGCTACGACAACTGCAGCACCAGATAGAAGTGGACCTTCAATTGTTCTTCAACAACCATCAACTCCACAAGCACAAACTCCTAAAATAGTGAGAGAAGAATCTTCCCCACCATTTTCTGACAAATCTGATCCATTAACGATGTTAAATATAATTACAACTCAAAGATTATTACTCGAACTAGCTTATACATAAATGTCAGCAAAAAAATCTATATACGAAGAACTGGTGATTGAATCAAATGATCAAAAGAAATCGGTTGATATTAAATCTGGTACGATTTCAATAGATTATTATGAAGACATTTTTTCTCCGACAATCACAGCAAAAATAATCGTTGCAAATACTGGGGATTCGATTCAAGGATCTAATAATCAAGGAAATCCTGATGGTCAGTTTCAAACGATTTATAATGGTCTTCCATTGAGAGGTGGAGAAAGAGTTTTAATGAAGATTGCAGGAAACTCACCCACAAATCCTGGATTAGATTTTTCAAAAAATATAGATGATTATCTTTATGTTTCGAGTATATCAAACGTAATAAGCCAGAGTCAAAGAGAAGTCTTTGTATTGAATCTTGTTTCAAGAGAAGCAATCACAAATGAAACTGTAAGAGTTGGAAAAAAATATCCATCATCCTCAACAATTTCTGCATCAGTTGAAGACATCATCAAAAATATACTCAAAACAAAAAAACCTTTAGATATTGACAAAACACAAAACAAATATGGATTTATTGGTAATCTTAGAAAACCCTTTAGTGTTCTAGTTTGGTTAGCATCAAAGTCAGTTCCAGATTTATCTTCTAAAGATGCAACTGCTGGATTTGTATTTTATCAAACAAAAAGTGGTTTTAATTTTAAATCAATTGATAACCTAATCACGCAAGATGCAAAGGCAAAATATACTTATACTCAAGTTGTTAAATCGCCTGAAGATGAAGACACCTCTTTCAATATTATGTCTTATTCAATCAATCGGAATCAAAATCTTCTTGAAAAGTTAAGACTAGGAACATATTCGAGTTATAGAATCTTTTTCAATCCTCTAACCTTTAATTTTACTCCTCCTGATAAAGGAGTCTTCAAGTTAGAAAATTATGTAAATGATTCAAAGAATCTAGGCAAAAAAGTTGAACTTCCTAAAGTTTCACCAGGTTCAGATCAGACATTAGGAGATCTTCCATCAAGGATTTTGACTCAAATTCTAGATGTTGGAACAATAGAAAAGGATGTTTCGACAGATATAAACTCCGATCCTTTTAAATATCAATCTCAGTCTTTGATGAGATATAATGTTTTGTTTACTCAGACTGTGAGTATGATTATTCCATCAAATACAAATCTTCGTGCTGGTGATTTGATTGAATGTGAGTTTCCTAAAATTGCAAGTGGAAACGGAAAAGAGTTTGATCAGGAACAAAGTGGTCTATATATGATTAAAGAGTTATGTCATCATTTTGATACTAATGGGTCTTATACATCAATGTCTTTAATACGTGATACATTTGGTCGATACGGAACAAACAATAAGAAATAAAAATGTTAGACAGTTCTTTAGTTCAAAGTAAGTTTGTAGGTAGAGACGGATTCCGTTGGTGGATCGGTCAGATTCCCCAGGTCAGTGCTCAAGGAAATCAAGTAAATGGGGGTGGGTGGGGAAATAGGTCTAAAGTTCGTATTATGGGTTATCATCCCTATAGTGCTGTAGAACTTCCAGATGAAGATTTACCTTGGGCACAAGTTCTTCTGCCAACAACTGCAGGAACTGGTGCAGCAAATAGTGGTTCAAATGTTAAACTGCATCCAGGTGATACAGTATTTGGATTTTTCATGGACGGAGACAATGCTCAAATCCCAGTCATTGTAGGTTGCTTTGGTAGAACATCACAAGTTCCTTCTACAGATTACAGAGGACCATTTATTCCTTTTACTGGATATACTGATAAGATTAAAAATGATGGATCTCGTAATCCTAAAAATGAAACAAACGAACAGAACGCCGCTTCTGCAAAAGCCCCAAGAAACGTTTCAACGCAACAGGCACAAAGCATAGGACCTAAAGAAGTTTCATATTTTAGAGGTATTGGTGATATTGTATCTTTTGCAACTACATCTCCAAGTTCATTCATTAATAAGATTACAACTGAAGTTAATAATCTGGTTCAAAAGATTCAAAAGATCACGAGTGACATTAAAAATGCTGCTGGAAGAGTTAAAGATTTAATCAACAAAGAGATTAAGAAAGTTACAGCAAAGATTCAAAAAATATCATCGGGTCTTGTTGGATCAATGATTAATGGTTTATATCAAGGAATGGCACCCGTGTTAAATGCTGGGTTAAAGGCATTATATAAAACTGTTTATTCGACTGTACTTGCAGCAACAAAGATTCCTGCATTTGCTCATAGAGCAGGAGTTGCCGCTCAAGCAGCACTTGTCAAACCAATTTCAGAAATTCAAAACCTATTGCCTTGTATTGCAAATAAAATTCTTGGAACCATCGCAGGAACAATCGGATCTGTTTTAAGTTCAGTCGTAAACAACGTTTCCAACTTTGTTTCTTGTGTGGCAACACAGTTTGTTGCATCTCTTGTAAATTTTGTAATTGGTGGAGTAGGAAGTCAAATTTCCTCTGCGATGCAAGCAGTTTCTAAAATCTCTGGAGGTTTTTCTGTTACTGGATTTCTTCGTGGCAATTCTTCTTTAATCGGAGGATTGATTGGTAGTTTAAGTTGTAATGAAGTTTCGCAAAATAATACTTCAAATGTACAGCAATGGGAGATTGGTAAAGGGGCAAAACAAGATCCTGGAATTCCAATCGATGATATTCTTAAAAGTGCAAATGAAGCAGATGCACTTGCTCAATCTGCGATCACTTTAGGTGAATCTGTTGGAGGTTTGGCAAATTCCATCGGAATGTTTGGAATATTAAATTCTAGTATTAGTTCTCCAAGTCTTGCGGGAATCGTTGGTGCCTGTTATGCAGGACCTCCAGTAACTTGCGGAAAAACAAAAATTAATATCTTTGGAACTAATGGTTCTGGTGCAACTGCGATTCCTGTTTTTGGATCAATTGTTGGAACTGTAGGAAGTGTTATCGGAGCAATCATTACTAATAGTGGTTCTGGATATGACTTTCCACCATTTGTTGAGATTACCGATGCATGTAATCAGGGATATGGCGCGATTGGAAGAGCTATGATTAACGATAACGGAGAAGTAACTTCGATTTATATTGTATCAGAAGGGGAAAACTATCCGATTGGATCAGAACCTGAAGAACATATTGTCGAAAATATTGATGTAGTTGATCCAGGAACAGGATATAAAAATACGGATATCGTTCAAGACAATATTGGTATTGGAAACACTTATATCATTGAGACAACTCCTGATGGAAAGATCACTAAGATCAAACCAATAAATATTTTAACGGCAACAACTCCAGCTCCAGCAACAGCACTTCAAACTGTTACGGACTTACCCACATTCACTGTCAAATCCGAAACTGGATCTGGTGCGATCATTAAAGCAAATCTAGCTCCAAAACCAAAATCAGTCCCACAAGGGCAGATTGAACAAAATATTGATTGTATTACAAAATAAATGGCACAAAGACCGATTAAAAACCAAAACTGGCAAGGAAGAAGTTTTACTACTTTTGGACCAAAATTTAGAATTGATATGGCAAACCCACAAATGGGTTTGAATGGATCTTCTGTATATGACCTTTATGCAGTATCTGATAATGGAGATATTTCTCTAATCGGTCTTTCAGAAGGCGGAATGATGCACGTTTACAATGATAACACAATTGAGATTGTTGGAGGAGAAAAATCAGAAACGACTGGTGTTGACATTATGATTACTGGAAAGAACGGAGATATTTGTATCACGGCAGAAAAAAACGGTCAAGTTCGTATTCGTGCATCATCAATCGTGATTGATGCTGATATGGACGTAACGATTAATGCTGGAAATAACTTAAAATTAAAAGCTGCAAATAAAATAGACTTACAATCAAATATTGCAAACTGTGATGCTCTTGCTGGAAATCTAGCACCTCAGGAGACAACATTTATGAATAAGGTTTTGAAAGGAACTTATGTAAGTGATCTTGCGGCAGGAATTCTTGGTAAAAAATTATGAGTTTTCAAGATAAAGAAAATCTATCAGACTTAACTGTTATCAACAAGGAAACGTGGTTTAATGAGGATGTTTATTTTTATGGAAATGTTTATGGATTAGAAAAAGAAGCGGCAGCAGGGATAGGATCTACAAATATTATTAGTAATGCAAATTCTAGTGTTGCAGTTAGTATAGCAAATACCGTTACAGTAACAACTAATAATGTTGGTATTGTTACTCTAACTCAAAGTAATATTGGTATTGCAAATACCGTAACTTTAGAAAGAAGTGGACATGTCCAAGAGTTATTTGAGAGAGCAAATATCTTATCGACTGCCTTAACTGGAACTATTAATCTAAATGTTTTGTCTGGAACATTATATTATTACACACAAAATGCAACAGGAAACTGGACTGTTAATGTCACGGGAAATCAAAATACAACATTAAACTCTGTTTTGCCCGTTAATAAAAGCGTAACAGTAACACTTTTATCAACACAGGGTGGAAGTGCATACTATGCAAATACTTTTCAAGTTGATGGTGTAACAATAACTCCTAAATGGATGAACTCTATTACTCCTACGGGAGGGTATACTAACAGCATAAACATCTATACATTTGTGATTATAAAAACTGCAGATAATACTTATACTGTTATCGGATCTTTAAATAGAACAACCTGATTATGGCACCAATTTTAGGAACTTCGTCTTCTTTAAGTGCAATAGGATACGGATTTCTAGGAAGAAGAGAATTAATAACTATTATTTCACACCCAACTTCTGCTGCATGTGCAGAAGGTTCTACATCCACATTTACCGTTGTCGCAGGAATTACTGACGGTACAATCACATATCAGTGGCAAAGATCAGATAATTCTGGTGTATCTTGGAATAATGTTGGGACAAATAGCAATAGTTATACAACTCCAGTTTTATCAGTGGCAAATGATAATGGAGACAGGTATCGTTGTATTTTAAGTTCTAATAACGCAGATAGCGTAACAAGCAATGAGGCCGTGATTACTGTTGTCAGTGCTGATCTTTCGGTTACACCAGCGGTGAGTGGAAAGACCACCTGGGTTTTTGCAGTTGACGGACCTCTAATTCTAGATGGTGGAACAAACACAACATACACACTTTCTCCATCTAGAAACTTTAATAAGATTACAAAAATGTGGGGACAGGGTAGATCGGGTGGAACTGGTGGATATTCGACTGGACAAGTTGCATTTGGATCTGGATCAACTTATACAGTTAAGTTAAACTATGGTGGAGGAAATGCTGGAACTGGATTTGGATCTAAAATAAATTCGGCACAATCTGGAGGTGGACTGGCTGGAATGTTTGCTGGGACTGGAATCAATCAAGGTTCTGCAATGATGATTGCTGGTGGATCTGGTGGTGGAGGAGACGGTTCTGCTGGCGGCGGTGGTGGTGGTTCCTCTGGTGCAACTGGAACATCTTCCTCAAATAGTGAAATAGGATCCACTGGTGGTGCTGGTGGATCACAAGGTTCTGGTGGAAGTGGTGGTAATCCAATAGATACCAATCTTTATTACCGTCTTGATAGTTCTCAAAATGTATCGTTTTATGTAACAGAAAATTCTGGTTTTTTTAACCGATTAAATATTCAAGGTATCAAAAACTTCCCAGAAAATAATACACCAAATCCAGAAACAATATTTGTAAGTGCTGGAACATACTTAGTTACTGCCACAAATGACACAACAGGATTTAGTGCCGTAAGAGTTGATCCAACAAATCCTCAAAGAGTTCAGGCAAATGATGGTGGTGGATCTTGGGACGATATTGAAGTTCTTGTTTCTGCTGGTGCTTTTACAACAAATGTCGCAGCGACGGCAGGTGATGCGCTTCAAGGAGGAACTGGTGGATCTGGAGTAATCACTCAATTTACAAACGCTGCTGGCGGCGGCGGTGGAGGCGGAGGATATTATGGTGGAGGCGGCGGCGGCGGTGGCAATGATTTTGGAAATACAACTAGAAATTCCTCTGGTGGTGGAGGAGGATCTGGATATATTAATGGATCATATGTAACCAGCGGATCTACAAGTTCATTTGCTGATGCTGGAGATCCATATAGAGGATCTGCAGGTGATCAAAATAATAACTCTAGGGTGGTAATATATCCAGTTATTTCACCAACATCTTTTCAAACTTCTACATCTATTAACTATAATCCAGCAACACAATCAACACCATCATACGGATGGTACACAAGATCGGGTGGTATCCAAACTACTCCAAACACTTATATTAGACAACTAGTCATAAAGTGGGCAGGATCTGTTATTTTAAATACAGACTCTATAGTTCCATTTTATGATGGAACTTATTATTATGTTGTAGTTGGTGGATATGCATATTTTGCGGGGACGTATACGGGATCACAATATGGTTGGCCATCAAATGGAACAGATGCTGGACCAGCATCTGTTCCAAATGGGGATTATGGTAATGCTTTTGATGTGGCAAGAACTTCATATTAAACGGGGTTGACACCCGCCTTGATCTGCCCTATAATACTCAGGTAATCAACGAAACACCAAATGAGCACCGCACAAGAAACCGTACACGGCATTGTGATTGATGTATGCACCCGCACCTTTCTTCTTCTCAGCGATCAGGGCAGCGAGCGCCTGGTAGAGTGCAAAACTGTTGAAGAGTTTATGAATGTGCTGGAAGTTGTCACTGCTCAAGTGGATCCTGAGCAGATTAAGTATGCTGATCTGGCAATCCGTGATCAGGAAGTTAACTAAATATTAACCAAAATGGAAGTTTTTACTGTGGCAGAATTTCAAGAACAGTTTGATGAACTGATTGTGAGAGTTGAAAATGGAGAGCGATTAGGTATAATTGACGAAGATGGGCAAGCAGCAGTTATGATGCCTATGAATGATGACCTCATACGAATACACACCGAGTATAACAACGAGGCATCATAAACCGTAGGGGGGGCATAGTTCAACGGCAGAACAGCGGTCTTATACTCCGTATTAGCGCCAGATTAGCGCGAGGTCTTGGTTCGAATCCAAGTGTCCCTATTGCTATCCTATATTTGCGAATAGCGAATGCTCGTTTACCCATCTGGTTGAAGGGACCGATCTCATAAATCGGCAGAGGTCAGTTCAATCCTGACAACGAGCACTTGACCACTACGACTCTATGAGTTACAATGGTCTTGCAATTAAATATGCTCGCGTAGTCCAACGGCAGAGACAGAAGACTTATGTAAAATTGAGCCTCATTTGGGAAACCTTATGAGTGTAATTCCTCAAATTCGGTGAAACCTGTGAAATGGCAATACCGAGCCAAGCATCGCAAGATGAAGGTGTAGAGACTAGACGGGGAGCACCTAAACTGAAAAGTATGGTGAAGGTATAGTCCAGACCACAAACCGTAGGGGCAAGGAAACTTGTAGTGGTAAGAAAATCTTCACAGTGTCGGTTCGAATCCGACCGCGAGTATTGAACTGATAAACTTATATTATGATAAGAAAGATTTAATGGAATGATTGAAATAATAAATACTTGAAAAAAATGGCAAAATATCATATTCAGCATACGGAAAATTTTGGTTTTGGAGAAGTGTCTATATTTTATCAAGGAGACAATCGTTGGACCACCGTACACGAGCATCGGAAACTTTATAATAAGAAAGCAGATGCCACCAAAGAACTTTATGAGTTTGGTGGAAAAGTTGTAAAAGATGTAACTTATAATCCAAATGCTGTCGATGGTGATGGTGATGGGATTGTTCAGGATGGAACAGAATTTGAAAGACCAGTCGATTAATTAGAATAAATAAAACATAGAAATATTTTCATCAATATAATCCGATGCCTCTTAATAAGTTAGAGAATTTTATAAAGAATACAGAAGGTCGTATTCTTTATGTTAATCCAAATGATCTTGATGCTACTGATGGTGTTGAAAATCAGGGCAACTCGATGACAAAGCCCTTTAAAACCATACAAAGGGCACTTTTAGAAGCAGCAAGATTTTCATATTTGAGAGGCAGCGATAATGATATTACTGAAAAAACAACAATTTTACTATTTCCTGGAGAACATGTAATTGATAACCGTCCAGGATATTTGATTCAAGACAATGGTGGAAATGCGATTTCTATTTCTCCTGGAGGATCTGTAAGTGCAGCACAAAATGAGTTAACACTTTCTCTAGATTCTAATTTCGATTTAACTCAATCAAATAATATTCTTTACAAGTTTAATAGTGTTTACGGAGGTGTTGTTGTACCTCGTGGAACTTCAATTGTTGGGCTTGATCTTAGAAAAACTAAAATTCGCCCAAAATATGTTCCAAATCCAACTGATTCTAATGTCCCCACCAGTGCGATTTTCAGAATCACTGGTGCCTGTTATTTCTGGCAGTTTAGTATTTTTGATGGAAGTGAAAGCGGATTAGTCTATACTGACAGTCAAAATTTCTCTCTTATTAATCAATCTCGCCCAACATTTTCTCACCACAAACTAACTTGCTTCGAATATGTAGATGGTGTAAATGTTAAATCTGGTTATGATCTAACCGACCTTGACATGTATTATAGCAAGGTCTCAAATGCCTTTAATAGAACTTCTGGAAGAGACATTGATCAAAAATATCCAGCAGAACCACTAGGATTCGCAAAGCGGAGACCAGAGTGGGAAATCGTTGGAGCATTTGCTTCAGATCCAGTCAACATCTCAAGTATTATTTCTGGAGACGGAGCAACACCAGGAAGTGTTGTAACAGTTGTAACAGCAACTCCACACGGATTGAATGGCGATACACCAATCAAAATTCGTGGTGTAAGCGATGATACGTACAATATTTCTACAAAAGTTCAAACTGTTATTAACTCATCAACATTCACTTATCTATTACCATATTTTCCAGATAATCTTCCTGCAGGACCTGCAGCAGGTTTGAGTGGCTCTTCGGCAACAGTAACAATCGAAACAGATACTGTATCTGGT